AATTGCTGTTGGATAAGCATTGGGTGCGCTGGGTTGTGCAACCACATCTATAGTGACTATTTCAAAGTCACTTACATGTCCTGTTCTGTCGTCCACGTTGCCACTGCCACGACTGCTGACGCCAAGTTTTACACCTGACGTGATCAGCGTTTTAATCAATTCTCCCATGGGAGTTGGCAATATCTTCAACTTACCGCAACCGGCATGTCCGTCTATCCACATGCCTTCAACTGTGTGACACACACGATCTAAGTTGATCTTTAGATCATCTGGATGGTCCACTTCACCTAAAACGGAGTTACCGTTGTGGATCTGTTCGTTGATGGTTTCTACTGCCTTGATAATTTCGTGTTTGGGGTAGATACGTTCATTTGCATTGCGCTTGTCGCCTTCAATGCAAATGCCTTTGAGGTAGAGATGCTTTTTGCCAGACATATCAGACTCTTCTAAGACTTGGATATTGGCCTGGCTAAAAGTTAAATCTTCTCTAAGGTACGTAGATCGCATCTAATTAACCCTTACGTCCGGTAGGAAGTGGGCTTCTATTGTTTTGTCCTGCGCTGTTGTCACCCATCTTGGCCTTTGGCGCTGCTGAAGGCTTTTGTGTTCCTTGTGCAGGTGTGTTACCAACTCGGCCGATCAGGTCTTTTGTGTTGTTGCTGTAAGCGCCAGATGCGTCATGACGGCCACCTTCGCCTGCACCAGTGTGTACTGGACGGCTGGCCATGCCTGCTTGTCCGCTGTTGGCTGCATAGGTAGACTTCTTGTTTACGCCGCCTTCTTCACTGGTTTGTGGCTTTGGGGCTGCTTTTAAACTCACAGCTTCCATCATGCCTGGTTCCATTTCGTCAGTGTCGTCCATTTCAATAGCGTCGCCGCCTTCGTCAGGACCAAAACCGTCGCCATCGCCCAGGTCGTCGTCGCCCATGAGGTCTTCAAACTCGGCCATCAACTGGTCCAGTTTGTCTTCTAAATTCATGATATCGTCTTTGGTAGCAGGTTCGTCACCGCCGCCTTCGTCACCCATGCCAAATTCTGCTTCTTCGCCATCGTCATCCATGGGCATGTCCATTTCTTCGTCGCCTTCGGCTTCCATGTTCATGTCAGATTCTTCTTCCATTTCCACGTCGTCGATCAGGTCGTCAGCAGCGTCACCGCCCATCATGCCTTCATCAAGGTCTTCATCGGCAGCTTCTTCTAGTTCTTCATCGGCTTCTTCAGCCATGATATTTTCATAGATTTGACGGCTTTTTTCCACAACGATGTCGTGGAATAATTCGCGGGCTTTCGCCTCTTCGTCATTGATTACATATTCAATCAATTGTTCAAAACGGTTCATATGGGAAACTCCTATAGGTAAAGTGTGCTGTTATTTACGCACGAGGAGAAAAACACCAGGTTTAAGGGGTAGAAAAGGCGTATAAATGTAAAATTTATTACATCGCCGGTGGGGCAGGGGGAGGTGCGTACTGTTTGCGCACCAGTTTGAGTTTTTCTTTGAACTCATAAGTTCTCACATCATTCATTTTTCTCAGTTTGTTGAGTTGACGTAATGTGAGACGACTCTTGCGCAAATCACCCTGTTGCGGCTGACTGTTGTCTTGCGACACGTCTTGAAACGCTTCAGGGTCTTTGTGAAAGAATTCGTTTAACAGCATGTTGTTATTTATACTGCACCTGGTACAGGGGCGGCACCACCAGCAGGCGCTCCTGGTACCACAGGCACAGGTCCAGCGCCAGCAGGGGCACCTGCACCATTGGCAGCCATACCAGCAACTTCTTCGCCAGTTTCAATGTCAGACTCCAGGGCACCTGGGGTGATACCAATGCTACGCATGTCTTGTCCTGCGTTGGTTTCTAACTCAGGCTCGTCACGTTCTTCGCGCCACATTTCTTCGTTTTCTGCAATTTCTTCTTCTGTTAGTCCCAAATAACGTTGCAACAAGAAACGCTTGCTCATGTAAGGCAGTTGTTCCAACTGTGTAAATGCACCAATACGTGTGGTATCCAGTTCGCTTTGACGGTAACTGGCAAAGTTTTGAGGTGCATTAAACTTCAAAGAGAACAGGCTAGAGTCTATGTTAAACCCGCGCCATTTCATAAACATTTTGAATTCGTCGTCTAGTTTTTGCACAATCAATGCTTGCAGTCGCTCGCAATACTGGTTGAATCTGTACTCTTGGATCAAGGCTGTGCCTACTTTGCCGTCGGTCATTGCACGGTCTGAATCGTCTGGTCCTGTGGGCAAATAGCTTGACGGTACACGTAAACCACGAGCCATTTTGTTATTGAAATATTTCAAATCGTCAATTTCGCCCAGATTTGCACCGCCTGCTAGTGTGTCTACTGAACTGCCACGACCGTCTGCGCCCTGAGGGAAGAAATAGTCTTCGTTGATTGACAGTGGATTGTATGACGCATCCATCATGTTGTTGCCGCCGCCTGTCATGGTGGGGATTCTGCGCTGATGCATTTCGTTTTTTACACGTTCCACAAAGGCCATGGCCAAGTGTGATGGCATGTTGCCCACGTCAATTTTGAAGATTCTGCGTTCTGGAGCACGGCTCACACGATAGATCAACACAGCATCTTCCAGCAGTTCTTTTTGTTTGAATACCTTGTAGATCTGTTCTAGGATACTGCGTCCAAATGGCCAGAACACATCCAGGCCTTCGTTCAAGCTGATGTGTACCACGTGCTTGGCATCCAAGCAAACCTCGTTCATGGCAGTCATAAATCTTGAATTGCCCACGCCGCCACCTGTACCGCCGTTGGGCATGGTGTAGTTGGCGTTGCCTGATATTGAACCTGTCACAGGGTTGGTCATGTAGTCTGTGGTGGTTTTTGCTGCCACAGTCATGTTTTGGAAGTTGGGGTTGATGTCACGAATCACATACTGCTCAGGACGCTTGCCTTCAGATTCGTTCACAATCACCCGGGCCACTTTGCTCATGTCCACCCACATCATTTCAAATGTTTCTGGATCACGCACAAACAATTGATCACCGTACTTGATGGTGTTGCGGAACAATTTGAAGATGCGTTGATCCAATTTGTTCAGCTTGATCCATTGTTGCAGTTGTTTCTTGATGATTGACACTTCGTTGTCTGTGGGTTTGTCACGATAATCAACTTCAAACGGTGTGCCGTTTTGTTGATTCATCTGTGTGGAGAACTCAGCAATGATGTCTAGGCATGCATTGATCTCTGAGTCCATGTCCATGTTCTCATACTGATTGTAGCGTTCAATACGGTTGGGGTGTCCTGAATAAACTTCTGGCAGTCTTGACGCATAGTTGCGGAATATAAAGTCTGCAGGCATGCCGGTGTCTGAGCCATCATTTTTGGTGTATCCAGGAAGTCCATATTGGTTCCTGCCCGAAATTGGACTCATCACACCTGCGGTGTCTGCTACCTTGAAATACTTGCGCCAACCGGGTTGTTTGTTATCTGCCATAGTCTATTATTTATTGTCAGTTGCTGGCTACCTGTGCTAATCGCTCACTGGCTGTGGCTGTGGACTGCATGCTACGGCGCATGTCTTCCAGCAATCCAACCATTTGTTGTTGCAGTACTGCGCCGCTTTGATTTTTCAATTGGTCCGCCAGTTGATTGATGCTGGTCACTGCTGACTTGAATTCTTCTCCCATGCCTTCTTTGAATGTTTGTCCAATTTGTGCAGCCGCTTCTTTGTCAATTTCTAGTTTGGGCATGTCGCCCAACAATGCTGATTGACTGGTTGCCAATGCAGGCATGGCACCGTTTTTGATACTGTCGATCTGCTTGAGCATTTCTCCTTGGCTGTCAATCAATGTTTTTTGCGCAGGACCAGTGTTCATCATACCCGAACTCATGTCTGCATAAGCAGATTTGAAATCGTTGCCAACACCCGACTTAGAGTTGACTCGCATGCCACTGGTAATGCTGTCGATTACCTTGAGCATTTGCCCTTGAGTATCCATCATTTTCTTCTGAAACTTTTCACCGCTGACCATGTCGAACAACTTGGACAAGTCAGCGTTTTCATTTTTGTTGAGCACACGTTCGCCCTTGTGCAACTGTGCAATAATGTCTTTGGGCTCAAACAACGACCCAAGTTCTCCTGAGGTGCCATGCGCTCTGGTATTTGAAGGCGGAAGAGCAGTAGGACCGTTTCTTGCACGAGGTGGATTTTGCGCAGGTGGAGTTTGTTGTTGATTCTGCGCAGGTGGATTTTGCGCAGGTGGAGTTTGTTGTTGATTCTGCGCAGGTGGAAGTGCAGGTGGAGTTTGTTGTTGATTCTGCGCAGGTGGTAAAGGTGGCGGTTGTGTTGGATTATATCTCGGTCCGCCAGCGTTGGGATCAATCTGACCCCAAGCAGGATTTGGTAAATTTTGTGGTACTGGATTACCTCCTAGCCCAGCGGCTTTGTTGAAATCTTGGCCTACTTTTTTGATCATGTCACCAAACGCGGTTTGCACTTTTTGCAACATTTGGGCAGTGGCCTGTGGTAGACCAGTGTTTACCCAGTTCTGCAACTCCAACATGGTTTCATTTTGTAACTTGCGCATCTTGGCCTGATCGTCCAGTATGGTTCCAGTTTTGTCAATTTGTCCTTGTTGTTGTTTTCGGGCCTCTGCCATTGTTGTAGCAAAATTTTGAGTGGCCATTGTCTGGGCATTCATTGAAGTGGTATACTGTACTGAAAAATCTTCAAGAACACCGGCCTGTGCAGCAGGTCGCATTTTCACACCAAACTCACCGGTCTTTTTAAGCATGTTTTGCATGCCTGCATCGAGCATTTCGTCTGACCCTTTGTACATGCCGGACTTGATGTTGTTGATTTGAGTGAGCATTTCTCCTTGGCTGCCAATCAAACCTTTTTGTGCTGCCTCTGTGTTGACCATGCCCGAACTCATGTCTGCATAAGCAGCGGCCATGTCTTTGCCGGCTGCTCTGGCCACCATGAATCCTGTTTGTAACTGTTTGGCTTCTTCTGTTTTGCCTTCGGCAATCAACTGATCTATCGTGGCTGCAAAGCGTTGATTGCGCATGGCTTCTTCAAGAGCGTCTTCTTGTTGCTTGCGACTGATACCAGTGACCTTGGTCAATGCATCTTGTTCTTGAATATACTTGTAGGCTGACTGCCCCATTGAGGCATAGTCTTTGGTTGCACCCAGTGCCAGTCGACTTTGAATTTTGGCATAACCCAGTGCTGCTTCAGCTTGTGCATCTTGATCCAGTCCCAGTTTACGCAAGGACAAGTCATTCTCTCTCAAGGACGCAGTTAACGCAACAAATTGTTTTCTTCCCTGCAGCACTGTGCCGCCTAGGCTGGCTAGAGTTTCAGTGTTTCGATTTAAGACTGAAAGAAATTGATCTAACTTGTTGACATTCAAGCCTAGTTTTTGTACATCAGCAGCCAGGTCTTCAATGCCATCAGCACCCACTGCACCAACTTCGGCCAGTTGGCTAAAAGCACTGTATAAAGCGTCGCTTTGTTCATTGGCTGTGGTTACGAGCGCAGCACCTTGTTTTATAAATTGTGTGGTTAAAAAAGTTAACCCAGCAACCACACCTTTTACTATTGCACCACCAGGCACCAACAAACTCAGTCCTACCGCTGCCATCTGTGCAGCGTCAGCCATTTTGTTAATGGAGCTGTTGAATGCTGAGGCACCTTGTTCACCACGGTACATGGCACGGGTATAGTCGCCCACTGCTTCAACCAAATTGCCCATGATACCTGTGGCAACTTGAACTTTGAATCCAAAGTTTTGTATGCCGGTTTGTGCTTCCAACAATTTCTGGTTAGTTTCGGGCAAGATATACCCGAACCGGCGCATCTGTTCGTTTACTTCTTCTGTGATCCTGGCGAGATTTTCTTCTGGCGTCATGGTTGTATACCTATAAGTAGAACTATATTTATAGGTATCAAAATGACCCAAACATCCAATCCGTTACGCCAATTTTTTAGACAACCTGCAATCTATTTGAAATTGCCCAGTGCTGGAAGATTTTGGCCTGCTGCCTCACTGGAGTTGCCGGCCAACGGAGAGTTGCCCATATACCCAATGACTGCCATTGATGAAATAACTTATCGCACTCCTGATGCGCTGTTCAACGGTCAAGCAGTGATCAGCGTGATACAGAGTTGTGTGCCTGCCATTAAGAATGCCTGGCATGTGCCCAACATTGATATCAGTCCGTTGTTGATTGCCATACGCATTGCCAGTTACGGACATGACATGGGGTTAAATACTGCATGCCCAGCATGCAGCCATGAAGAAGAATACTCAATGGACTTGCGCATGGTACTGGATCGCCTTGGCTCACCAGATTTTAGCAAAACTGTCAACTACGGCGATTTAGAAATTATTTTCAAACCAGTCAATTACGAACAACAAAATCAAAGCAGTATTGCACAATTTGAACAACAAAAGATACTGAGTGTATTGCCAGCATCTGATCTTTCCGAAGAAGAAAAAATGAGTCGATTGACTCAATCAATGAAAATCATCACCGATCTCACCATAAACATTGTGACTCAAAGTATTGCTGCCATTAGAACTCCCAACAGTGCTGTCACAGACGCAGTACAAATCGAAGAATTTTTAAGAAATTGCGAAAGCAAGATTTACAATCAAATTAGAGAACATGTGGTATCATTGAGACAGCAAAGCGAAATACCACCAATGAAAATCAAATGCTCTGAATGTAATAACGAATTTGACCAGCCCTTAGATTTGGACATTGCAAATTTTTTCGCATCCGCCTCCTAATCTCTTCTGCTGAGCAAATCAGTTCATATGTAGACAGCCTAGATCGGGAGGCTGGACAAATCCGAGCAGAAAGTTTGCGATTGTCTTGGTACATGCGTGGCGGTGCCAGTTACAACGATGTTATGCAAATGAGTTCTGCGGAAAGAAAATTGATCAATGAACTGGCCAAAGAAAACATTGAGACCACAAAGAAATCTAACTTACCTTATTTTTAATGGATAGAGAAATTGTCACTGCTGACATATTGGCCTGGAGCGAACGCTTTGTAGAAGTTCCGCACCCAGCACTGGGTGGCTGGCCTCCTTGCCCTTTTGCAAGATCTGCACGATTGAATCGCACTATACAAGTGTTGCTGGGTGCTGACCCTTACTTTGATCTACGTAATAGAGCACGATGGGGCATGGGCCGGTATGAAGTCATTGTGTATGCTTATGATCCTGAAGAATGGCCTTACTCTCGCTTTCACTCCTCAATTGAATCAGCCAACACAGAGTTTTTGTTGGCACGTGATATTTTAGCACTAGAAGATCATCCTGACAGTGTAGAAGATGTCAACGGATTGATAATGAACCAGGGCCGGTATGCCTTGGTGCTGGTACAAAGTCTTTCAAAATTAAATGCGGCTGCCAAGCAAATGGGTGCCAAAGGATTCTATCACACCTGGCCCGAAGAGTATCTTACAGGGCTGTTTAATCATAGACAGGATCCAAGATGAGTGGTTATCAGTTTGCAAGAATAGATCTGAGCAAAACCAACTACAGCATAGACATAGAATGGATGTACATGGCCCGGCCAGATATTCCTGCGTTGAATGCTATCTACCGAACTTATTGTACTCACAAACGCTTTGCAAGTGTGATGCCTATATTTGACAGTAGATACACAGACCCAATGACTGATGTGATTGGCTACTATGACAAAGCCCGATTAGTAGCGTTCTCATTGATCAAACGCTACGACGAACACAATGCCTTGTGTGATCAGTTTGCATGGACTTACCATGATCCCCAAATGAGACTGGGCATACAAACAATGAAAACAGAATGTGCTATATTCAAAGCACGAGGATTTAAGTATTTGTATATGGAACAAGCACACTTGTACAAAAGCGAAATAGACGGATTTGAAATACTAGGACCACTGGAGTAAACATGGATTTATACACAATTTGGGCAGACAAAGAAGGCAACATATCAGACATGGACTGGGTCACGGGAATGAAAAGTTTCTTTGATCACTTGATTGAAGAGGGCAAGATGGAAACCTACAGAATCACAAGATGCAAGATGGGATTCCGTAGCATTGCTGACATGCCTGAATGGATGATCATAATGGAGTTCAAAGACATGGGCCAAATGGACAGTGCGTTCAAACGTGTTGCTCCACTCAAAGGCGAACTGGAAGTTAAGCACAAGTCATTCAATCAGTTTGTTAGTGGAAACATACAACATGCATTGTTTAGAGATTGGCCAGATACCAACTTAGACGATTAAAGATGTACTGCGTACATCTGTTGATTTCACTTCGTTCATCAACTGATTGTCTTCTAAGTATCATCTAGATAC